CGGGGACCAAGTCTGGGACCAAGTCTGGGACCAAGTCGGGGACCAAGTCAGGGACCAAGTCAGGGACCGAGTCTGGGACCAAGTCGGGGACCAAGTCTGGGTCCAAGTCTGGGACCAAGTCTGGGACCAAGTCGGGGACCAAGTCAGGGACCAAGTCTGGGACCAAGTCTGGGACCAAGTCGGGGACCAAGTCTGGGACCGGGTCTATCACCGGGTCTGGGAGAAGACACGATGAAATCAGTACGGCATGAAGTCAGGGACCGGGTCTGTGTCCGGGTCAGTGGCCGGGTCAGTGACCGGGTCTACGTCCGGGTCTGGGGCCGGGTCAGTGGCCGGGTCAGTGACCGGGTCTGGGACCGGGTCTTGGACCGGGTCTGGGACCGGGTCCGGGTCAGGTCAGACGTACAGGTGTAATCACATCAGTAACAGGAGAACTAACATGAAAATTGAATCCATCACGCCAGAACAGGAAGCACGTCTGGACGAGTACGTAGAGATGTGGATCGACATCGGTCTATCCACTGCCCCGGTTGATCGGGACGCAACGGTGGATGCCATTGCTCGGGCCTACACTCAGGCCGGACTTAAAGTACCGACCGTCGAGTTCCGAAAAAGCCCGGAGCGTGAGCATCTCTGTGCCATCTTCTGGGGCAACTTGTCGGCAGGATATTTGTCGTTCTATAACTACTTCGACGAAGTTATTGGCCTTGATGGGATAGAAGAAATCCGTCCTCTTCTGGACATTGCCCGTCACGGCGGACCAGTTGCGATGTATGACGGACTTGCCATCGTCTATGAACGTCCCGCAGAAATGCACTTTGATGATGAGCACAACCTGCACTCGGAGACAGGTCCCGCATTACGGTACTCTGACGGCTTCTCCCTGTACTGTTGGCACGGAACAGACTTCCCGGAGCAGTGGCTAGCCACCCCGCCAACGCCTGAAGAAGCACTCCACTGGCCGAACATTGAGCAGCGCCGGGTGGCCTGTGAGATGGTCGGCTGGGATAATATCCTTGAACAGCTGGACGCCAAGATTATCGACGAAGACGACGACCCCATGATTGGGACGCTCGTCGAGGTTCAGCTTCCAGACATGGACCCTGAACGATTCCTCCGCGTCAAGTGTGGGACTGGTCGTCGGTTTGCCCTTCCTGTCCCACCTGATATGGAAACAGCCTTACAGGCCAATGCGTGGGGGTATGATGTCGATACGGATATTCTCCGTGCGTTGGAAGTTCGTACCTGATGAAATCAGTACGGCATAATGTGGGTGGTATGGTATAATGAAATTTATGGACCTGACTGATTCTGATAGAGCCTTGGCCTCTAAATTAGCAGAGGAGATGGGAGTTCTTAACAACTCTATCGAGTCAGGTGGTGGTAGTCTCGCTGGGTTCCTCGGAGAGATAGCAGCACAGAAAATATATGGTGGTGAGATACAGCACACTTATCAGTACGACCTAGTGCTGCCAGATAAAAGAACTGCTGATGTTAAAACTAAACGTACATCAGTAGCTCCTAGAGATTACTACGAGTGCTCAGTATCTAACTTTAATCCTAACCAGAAGTGTGATGTCTATATCTTTACCCGTGTGTCCTATGACAACAAAAGATGCTGGGTACTGGGACACTACGATAAGAAAAAGTATATAGAAGACGCACGGTTTCTTAAAAAGGGGCAGACGGATGGAGACAATAACTTTACAGTACGTGCTGATTGCTATAACCTACCCATCCTTGACCTAGAAAAATGTCCAGAGGAGCAGCCATGTCATACATTATAGTACAGGTTCCTGAAGAACCAGACCTTGAAGAAACAACACCTCTCGTATCGGAGGATGGTGATAGCTTAGAAACATTTGAAACTATGCTAGAAGCACAGCAATTCATGCAAGAAATTCTTGAACCTTTCTTCGGAAACTATATATCTGGTCTTGAAATTTTAAGGATACATTAATGTTTAAATATATTTTAAGCAGCCTGTTACTGCTCTTGTTTATCAGTCCTGCAAAAGCAGATGAACGTACATGCTTAGTCGAAGCAGTTTACTTTGAGGCTAGGTCAGAAACTTTAATAGGAAAGTTAGCAGTAGCTAATGTAATTCTAGAAAGAATGTACAATAAATCTTTCCCAAATACTATATGCGGAGTAGTTAAACAAGGCATGTATTGGGAAGGAAAACCAGTAAGAAACAAATGTCAATTCTCCTACTGGTGCGACGGTAAGACTGAGAGTATGAACAATAGTAAAGCGTTAGAAGACGTTGTTAAAGTAGTTCAATTAACATTAGATGGTGTGATGTTACGTAATACTTTAGGAGCTACACATTATCATGCAGTATATGTCTCGCCATCATGGGCTGTGTCTAAAGAGTTTGTGCTTATGGATACAGTGGGTGAGCATATCTTTTATAAGAAAGCAAAGCAATGAATGATGCACAGAAAATTCTAAAGCTGGAGCAGTATATTTTTATCTTGAAGAAAGCTATAGAAGATAAAGAAGAAACAATTAAAAAACTAAACGCGCAACTAGGAATTAACAGAGGTAAGTGGGCAGAGTAATGGCAAAAAATCTATGGGAAAAAGAACGTAACCATTTGTTTCGTGATCTCACTAGACAGTACAGTGACGAAGGCTACACGGCCAAGGAAGCTAAGAAGCTTGCCAAGGAAGAGATTGACGAGATCATGGAGGACAAGGAAGGCTTTGTAGATAATCTATGGGAGGAAACTTTCAATGACGGCTAAACTTATAGACCACATGGGCAGTGATGTTACTGTTGTAAACGCAGCAAGGGTATCGTTCAACAAACGCTCACCCAAAAGTAAACCAATCTCTGACAAAGATGCTAAGTTAATTAACTATCTTGCCAAGCACAATCATTGGACACCGTTCGGACACTGCTCCGCACAGTTCCACATGAGAGCGCCTATCTTTGTAGCTAGACAACTTGGTAAGCATCAGGTAGGGTTGGTGTGGAACGAGGTGAGCCGTCGCTATGTGTCTGATGATCCAGAGATGTGGTACACAGAAGAATGGCGTAAAGTTGCTGACGATAAGAAACAAGGATCATCAGAAGAGTTAGTAATGTCACCAAAAATTATGAGTAACATCTACAAAAACGCTATAGACCATGCCACAGAAGCATACAAATCTTTACTTTCCCAAGGAGTATGTGAAGAACAGGCTAGGGCTGTGCTACCACAAGGTATGTATACTGAATGGTACTGGAGTGGTAGCATCGCAGCCTTTGCTAGGGTTTGTAAGCTACGCCTAGCTAGTGATACGCAGAAGGAGACAAGGGATGTAGTTAAGAATATAAATAGGCAACTCGAACAAAGATTTCCTGTGTCATGGAGAGCTTTACAAGGAGCGATGTGATGGTAAAAAAATGGGCAGTTAGAAATATCAATACAAATACTTTAGTGAGTAAGGGCATCAGAACAAGAGGCGAAGCCGAAGAAACTCTTGACTATTACAGCAAATTGTATTATGCTCTCTACTCAGAGCGGCGCACAGATTATAAGAAACTCTATGAAATTGTATCTAACAGTGAGTAAGCTATGACAGACACAGCAACTTTCGTACACCACCTACCATGTAAATCTTGTGGCTCTTCTGATGCAAACTCTTTGTACTCAGATGGTCACCAGTACTGTCACAAATGTGAAGAATTTATCCCATCCAATGAGGAAACAAGTATGCAAACTAATACAGTTGTATCTATTGATAAGACAAAGCCTTTGAATAAGTATGACAACGCTGTTATTTCTGATCTCGGTGATCGTAAGATTGCTGCTGATACGGCCAAGCTCTATGGTGTATCAGTTGTTAAAAACAATGCTACCATTACCCATCACCTATACTCTTACAGAGGATCAGACGGTGAGTTGATTGGTCGTAAGATCAGAGGCGTTGAAGGTAAGAAGTTCTGGTCAGAGGGCAACCTCTCCGATGCAGGTTTGTTTGGTCAGCATCTATTCCCTCGCAAGGGTAAGTATGTTACTGTCTGTGAGGGTGAGCTTGATGCTATGTCAGCTTATGAGATACTGGGTTCCAAGTGGCCCGTTGTCTCTCTCAAGAACGGTGCTGGTGCAGCAGTAAAGAACTGTAAGGAATCATTTGATTTCCTTAACATGTTTGATAACATTGTTCTGTGCTTTGACAATGACAAGGAAGGACGCGAAGCAGCACAGAAGGTAGGCCAACTGTTTGAGCCTAACAAATGTAAGATTGTCCATCTTGCCATGAAGGATGCTAATGAGTACCTGAAGACAGGTCAGCGTCAGCAGTTTGTTGAGGCATGGTGGAACGCTAAGTCCTACACACCAGCAGGTATCTTAAATCTTAATGAGCTAGGTTCTTCGTTGTATGACGAAGCATACTTTGAATCAGTCCAGTACCCTTGGTCTAAGCTCAACGAGAAGACATATGGTATGCGTACAGGTGAACTAGTTACGTTTACTAGTGGTGCTGGTATGGGTAAGAGTAGTATCATTCGAGAACTTATGCATCATATTATGTGTACTACTAAGTACAACATTGGTGTACTAGCACTAGAAGAAAGTGTACGTAACACTGCATTCAATCTTATGTCAGTGGAAGCTAACGCAAGATTGTATATCAAAGAGATCAGGGACCAGTTCACACAAGAACAGTTGAATGATTGGCAGGAGAAGACAGTAGGTACTGGTAGGTTCTTTGCCTTCGATCACTTTGGTTCTATCTCTAACGACGAGATACTAGACCGTGTTCGTTACATGGCAAAGGCTCTTGATTGTAAATGGATTTTCCTCGATCATCTGTCCATCCTTGTATCAGGACAGGAAGATAAAGGTGATGAGCGTAAGTCTATTGATATCCTTATGACTAAGCTACGTTCTCTTGTTGAGGAGACAGGCATTGGCTTGCTACTTGTCAGCCACCTACGTCGTCCATCAGGCGACAAGGGCCATGAGGATGGTCGTGAGGTAAGCCTGTCACACCTTCGTGGGTCAGCATCTATTGCACATCTCAGTGACAGTGTGATAGCATTGGAGCGTAACCAACAGGCTACCGACCCTGTAGAAGCCAACACAACTACACTACGCATCTTGAAGAACCGTTACACAGGAGACACAGGAGTATCGACACATCTCCATTACGACAGTGAGACAGGACGTATGACACAGATTGACAATCCTTTTGTTGATAATGAAGATGATCAAGATATTCCTTTCTAAATATGAGAGCTATTGTAGACATAGAAACAGATGCTATTGATGCTACAGTTATCCACTGCATCGTAGCAAGAGACTACGACAACGGTACTGAGTGGTCGTGGGTAGGTGAGGAGTGTCACGAGTTTGTTTCGTGGGCTAAGAATGTAGAACAATTTATAATGCACAATGGCATTAGCTTTGATGCACCTGTCTTAAACAGACTGATAGGTTCTACAATACAGCTACGACAGATTCGTGACACCCTCATTGAATCACAGTTGTTTAACCCTGTCAGAGAAGGAGGACATTCCCTCAAGGCATGGGGCGAGAGACTGAGTGATACTAAGATAGAGTTCAAAGAGTTTGATTGTTACACGCCAGAGATGCTAGAGTATTGTAAG